GGGATTTGCAACTCCCGAAAGGCGAATACTGATTTTGGGCTCAAAAACAGCCTTCACGCGATTTTAATTTTTGAGGCATGCTTTGGGTCATAAAATGGAAAAAAGGAGCTTACATGGTTGTTACGCAAGTGCATTTTGCTAAATTAGCTGGGGTTACAAGAGCAACAGTTGATAGAAAAATTAAACAAGGTGTATTAATTAAAAACGAACAAGGGAAATTAGATCCTGAAAACGAAAAAAATAAGAAATATTTGCATAAGCGAATGAAAGCGAAAGATAAAGAAGAATTGAAAGAATCATTTGAGCCAAAAAGTGAAACAGACAAAGAAATAAAGCATTTTGCAAGTTTAGCAACAATCGAGCAACAGTTAAAAGTTGATAAACTTGAGGCGGACGTAAAGTTAAAATTGTTATTACTTAAGGAAAAACGTGGAGAGTTGATATCAAAAAAGAGGTTGGGAGATGTTTGCTTTTCTTATTTAGATTTATTGAATAAAAATTTATTAGTTATCCCACAAGTGTTTTTGGATAGGGTTGAAAATTACGTTAAACATCACAAAGATTCAAAAATATCGAAAAAAGACATGATGAATGACATAGCAGGATATTTAACAAAAGCTATAACTCAAACAAAGAAACAAGTTGAGAAAAAAATGGCAACCAAATATGAAGAGGACATTGATGAAGACTGATATTGATAGATCATATTTTTCAAACCAGATTCAGGATTTAACAGATAAAAGGTTATTTTTAAAAGTATCAGAATGGGCAGAAGAAAAACGAGTAATCCCTTTGGGTTTAAGTCCTTTTCCTGGATTATGGCAAAATAGCAGAACGCCTTTTTTAGTTGAAATCATGGATTGTTTTTCCATGAGTGATGACACACGTGAAGTTGCATTTATGAAAGGTGCACAGATTGGTGCAACAACAGGAGTATTAGAAAATATCATTGGATATATTATTGATCATGATCCAGCTCCGACGATGTATGTTTCGGCTGATAAAGGTTTAGTTGAATCTTCAATTGAATTGAAATTAGACAGAATGTTGGATTCAACAGGTTTGGCAGATAAAATATTTTCACAATCTGAAAAAAAACATAACAAAAAAACAGGTGATACAAAGGCTCGCAAGGAATTTGCGGGTGGTTTTTTAATTGCAGCAGGTGCACAAAGTGCTCCAAAATTAAGAAGTATTTCAATAAAATGCTTATTATTAGATGAAACGGATGGTTTCCCGATAACAGTAGGGAAAGAGGGTGATCCAATTGAGATTGCAGAAAAAAGAACAACAGCATTTGAAGCAAGCAAGAAAGTTTTATATATTTCCACACCTTTAGAAACTCAAACAAGTAAAATTCAAGCATTATTTTTACAAGGGGATCAGAGATATTTTTATATTCCTTGTCCAGAATGTGGTTATATGCAAAGGTTAGAATTTAAAAATTTGAAATATTCTCAGTATGAAGATAAAGCTTTAGATTATGACAGCGTTTATTATGAATGCAAAGAGTGTAAGTTCCAAATAAAAAATTTTCACAAAGATTACATGCTAGAAAAAGGAGAATGGAGAGCAACAGCAAAAGCTAAAAAGCCAAATTATAAAAGTTATCATTTAAACAGTTTATATTCCCCTGTAGGAATGTTAAGTTGGGAAAAGATTTGTGAAGAATTTATAAATGCAAAAGATAAGCCATTGAAGTTGCAGGCTTTTTTAAATTTAAGGTTAGGTTTAACATGGGAAGAGAGGGGGGAAGCTCCTAAGTATGAAAGAATAATGTTAAGGCGAGAAAATTATGATGTTGGTATTATTCCAAATGAAGTTTTATTTTTAACATTAGGTATTGATGTGCAAGAAAACAGGCTTGAGTGTGAATTGGTTGGGTGGTGTAAAGATAAAATTAGTTATAGTGTTGATTACAAAGTATTTCCTGGAAATACTGCAATTCCTGATAGTAAAAGTTGGCAACAATTATCAAATTATTTATTGAAAACATTTTATAATTTTGATAAAACGAAAGAATATTCAATTTTAATTGCGATGATAGACAGTGGATTTAGAACGAATATAGTTAATGCATTTTGTGATCAGTTTCAAAATGTTCATCCAATTCAAGGAGTAAATTATTTATTAAGGGGTGAAGTATTCAGGACACACAAAACAAAATCCCATAATAACATGACTAGATTTGATTTGCAAACGAATGTATTAAAGGATGAAATTTATTCTTATTTAAGATTAGGAAAACATTCTGATAACACTTTTCCGAGGGGATATTGTCATTTTCCTTTAGAATATGATGAGAAATTTTTTAAAATGTTAACATCAGAAGAAAAACGTCAACAAATTTCAAAAAAAACAGGATATAAGACATATAGTTATTTTTTACCTCATAAAACTAGAAATGAAGCTTTAGATTGTAGAGTATATAATCTTGCAGCAGTATATATTTTTAGATGGATGTTGTCTCAAGAAGAAGATTTGACATGGGAAACTTTTTGGAAGATTATGAAAAATAAATAAAATGAATATTTATGTTCGCTCATCTACCAAGTTGTAGAAGGAGTATGAGGGGACGCTAAATAAATTAGCGTCCCCCGTTTTTATATAGTTATTATACTTTTTTATTATTTTATCCTTTAATGTTTATTTATTTTGGAAAGAAATAAAAAAGCTTGACTTTTATTTTTTTATAAAGTATAATATTAAGGTTTTGAATTGTGATAGATCCCTGCTACGCAGGGATATTTAAAAAGCAATAAAATGTGTATGCGTTAACTGGGGTTGATGGCTGCATTTTATTGTTTTTAAAATATTAAAAGGTAAAACATGAGTATATATACACAACAAGAATTGATTGATAAAATTAAAGCTCTTGATGTTGATATTGCAACAGCTCAAAGTATTTTTGAATATGAATTAGACACTGGGCAAGGTGATCAACGAGCTAGACGACAAAAGTTATCTGAGCTTTTAAAATTAAGAGATTATTGGGAAGATCAATTGAATCGATTGCAGAATTCTAAATCTGGTTTATTATATGGAAAATTTAAAAGATGAAAATGTTTGATAACGTATTATCATTTTTCAAAAGAAAAAAGAAAAGAATAAATCAAGACACATCACGTTTAATTGATGAAAATAATACATTTCGAGCTATTTTTTCTGACATTTCTAGTGCTGCTTCTTTTATTAATGTGTTTGATGGAAGTAAAATTAAAGGAAGTTTAAATTATCCTTCTTTGCTTTCTTTGGATACAACTCGATTAAGAGAAAGAAGTCGAACAGCAATATTTGATTCTCCTCAATCTGCCGCTGCTTTAAATCGATTGACTGAACACGTAATTAATTCTGGACTTACGTTAGAAATAACGCCAATGTGGAATATTGTAAAACCTAAAAGTGATGGAGCTGTTGATAAAGAAGAAAGGAAAAAATGGACAAAAAAAGTTGAACAATATTGGAAAATATTTGCAAATTCCAAAGATGTTAGTTATGATAAAAAAAAGACATTTCAACAATTGCAATCAATTTTTTATTATAACATCCTTAGAGATGGTGAAATTTTCATTATGTTAAGATATTCTGCTGAAGCAAACCAGTTAAATCCATTAACAATTCAAATTATTGATCCAGCAAATATTCAAGATCCAGATTATAAAGATATTAAGAAAGCTAAAAATCAAGGAAATAAAATTTTAGATGGAATTGAATTTAACAAAAAGGGTGAAGAAGTTGCATATTATGTTTGTGATTCTATAACTTTAAAAACTGTACGAGTTGAAAAGAATGGAACTAAAAGTAAACGAGTTTTTATGCTTCACCCTATGTTGACTGAATATTCAGAACAAACAAGAGGAATTCCTTTTTTATCAGGTGTTTTGCATGAGATGCAAAAAATCACAGATTATGGATTATTAGAATTGCAGGCAGCAATTATTAATGCAGTTTTAGCAGTTTGGGTTAAGCCTTCTGAAACAAATGATTCTAGTGCTCCTTTTGCTGGCGTTAGGAAAAAAGATATTTATCAAGAAGATGCGAATGATACTGTTGTAGATCAAAAGCCTAATGATGCAAGATTTTCTGATGGTGGTTTAATCATTCAAAATTTAAAAAAGGGTGAAAATGTTGAAAGTTTTGATACCAAACGTCCTAATGTTAATTTTGATGGTTTTGTTACCTCTGTTCTTAAAAATCTAAGTAGTTCATTGTCAATACCGATGGAAGTTTTAACTATGACTTTTGGTCAGAATTATTCTGCAAGTAGAGCTTCTTTATTATTATTTTGGACAAATGTTATAAAACACAGATCGAATTTTATTGCAGATATTTTAAATCCAATATTTGAAATGTGGATGGTTGGAGAAGTTGAAGCAGGTCGAATTTTAGCTCCTGGCTTTCAAAATAAATTAATCAGAGAGGGGTGGTTGAATAAAAGATGGATTGGCATTTCTCAACCATCAATTGATCCATTAAAAGAAGGAAAAGCGGTGACATCAAGATTAGCAGATGGTTTAACAACGAGAGAAATTGAATCACAAAAATATAATGGTACAAGTTTTGAAGATAATGTTGTAAAATTAAAAGAAGAAAATGAGTTGTTATCAAAAGCAAATGAACCAATTGTTGGTGTTGATAGTAAAAAAAATAATGAGGAGGCTGATAATGAGCCTGGAGCATAAAACTTTTGCAGTTGTTTCTGTTACCCAAACTGAAACTGAAATTTTACCCCAAAATTTTAATCGGATTTTGTTATATTTAAGAAATCGAGGAGTTGAATCGATTTATATGGGAAGTAAGGCTAGTTTTGATATTGATACAGAAAGTATTGAAATCCCAGCTGGCAATTATCAATCATGGACTAATGATTCATGTCCTGCTAATGCTATTTTTGTCAAATGTAAAATAGGATTGACAAGTTCTCTTGAAGTTGAGGAGGCATAATGGGTAGAGAAAGTTCTATAGGACATGTAGGTGGAGGAGAAGGAGTTTTTATTTTTAAAGGTTCTATAACTGTTGCTGCTGATTTTCCAACTTTAGCTCAAGTAAAAAATGGTTGGACATATATTATTATAGCTTCTGTAACTGACAATGATCCCACAAAAACTAATACTGGACAATCTTTTGTTGCTGATGATGTTGTTGCTTGGAATGGAACAAATTGGACAGATATTACAGGTCTTGAACTAATTCCTGGAGGAGTAAATCAAGATATACAATTTAATAATTTAGGAATTTTTGGAGGTAGTGTTGATTTCAAATGGAATGATGCATTAAAACAATTAATTCTTAATGGTAGTGCGAATATAGGAAATTTAGATATATTAACTAATGTGATTCAAGCATTAAATGTGAATGGTGGTATAGAATTAAAACCAAATGGAATAGGAGAAGTTAAGGTTGCAACTAATCTTGAAGTAGTTGATATTATCAAATCTTCAATATCAAGTGTTGTTAATATTACAGCAGTGGGTGGTATTATAGTAACGAAACAAACTATGATAGTTCAAAGTTCAACAGCTGGAAATGTTGATATCACTGCAAATCCTCAAATTAATATAGGTACAGCAGGACAGCATTTATATTTAATTGGAAATGATGATGTTAAAACTGTAACATTAGCTAATGGGAATGGCTTAAAATTAGATGGTAGCGTTAGTTTTAAAATGAGAAATAAGAGTGCAATCCATTTCATTTCTGATGGTGTGAATTGGATCGAAATATCAAGAAGTAGTAATTAATGGAGGAAAAATGAAATTTAAACTGTTTATATTTGGAATTTTATTAGGATTGTGTTCATATCTTCATGCAGTTGATCCAGGAAGAGGAGAAGATGAAATTTTTAATAAAAATGTTAATTTTACTACACATACTGTTTATAATATTTCTGATGTTCAAACTGACGTATTAAATACGAATTATATTGCATGTGCGGATACTGCAAATTTTAAAGGTGAAACAATTTTTCATAGTACAGGAGAAGTTCCTGTTTTGAAAATTAAAGATGATAATGGTGTTGATATGTTTTCTTTTGATCAGCAATCTTATGGAGCTTCTTTTGTTATGACTGATACGAATGGAGTTACTTCTATGGAATTATCTAGTATTGCTAATTATTGGGATGCTCCAACTTCAATACAAAATAGTTTATCTGCACACACTTTAAATACAGGGCAGGGAGCGAATGAGCTTTATGTAATGGATCAAGATGTTACTACTACTAGTGATGTTATTTTTGACACAGTTAATGCTAGTGCAGGAATATTTGGAAATATAGAGGCTGATACAATTACAATAGCTGCCATAGAATTGAACGAGATAAATGTTGACACAATTACATCAAATGTTTTAGGAATAGGAAAAGATATAAATATAGGAAATAATAAATTTAAAATAAAAATTGACACTGCTGTTCCTATCTTAGATCAAGTACAAGATTTACAAAATTCTACCACATATCCAGCAATGCCAATGTGGCAATCTATTGAAGAAGGATTTTCAGGATATTTGACTGAGGTTATATTTGCTATCGATTCAGGAAGTGCTGGAGCAACAGGCTTTGAGGTGTATGAGGGTGAGGGGAATGGTGGCACTCTTTTATATAGTCAATCTATATCTTTCACACCTTTAGGGCTAAATTATGTTTATTTAGATGCTCCATTAGAGTTGCAAAAAGGTCATATATACACAATACAAATTACTGGTGGTCTTACAAATTGGACGTGGTATAATTCAGATGTATACTTGAAAGGACGCTCTTCTATTTCTGAAAGTGATGATATGTATTTTAAAATGCTTGTGTCACCTGTAAGTGTCTTAAATGTTAATGCTGAAAGTGGGAATGTTATAATTAATAAATCTTTAACTTCACAAACAACTTTCCAAGCAGAAGGGAATATAATTGTTGAAGGTGCGATTGCAAGTCAGAGTGATGAATATTTAGATGATTATTATATGCGTCTATTTGATCCTTCTCAGACCTTAGATCAACAACAGTTAATTTCAAATAATATTGATTTTTCTAATACTGCATGGCAATCTATTACGTCTAGCCAAGATGGTTATTTAAAAAAAGTTAGTCTTGATTTAGGTGCTGTTGCACTTGCAACTGTAAGAGTAGAAATTTATGAAGGTCAAGGCACAGGTGGGACATTACTAGCAACTTCTGATGAAAATATTGGACCGCCAATACCCGATGGTTGGAATGATTTTACATTTTCTTCACCTGCTTTTTTAACTAATGGACAGACTTATAGTATTCATTTAAATAAAATTGCAGGACCAGCAACTTTTATATGGGAATATCAAAATACAAATGTATATGCAGGAGGTAGATATTCATTATCTGCAAGCTATGATGCTGCTTTTGAGACTTATATGCGAAGTGAGGATGTTTTATCTGTAAGAAATGACAATCAGCGTGTAGGTATTAATAAATCTATCCCATCTCAGACACTTGATGTAGAAGGTACTGGTGCATTTTCAGGAGCTTTAGAAGCAGCAAGTTTAGATACAGGCCAAGGTGCAAATGAACTGTACGATATGGATCAAAATGTTCTTACAACAAGCACGCCTACTTTTGGCGCAGTTGATACAGGCCAGGGTAATAATGAACTATATGCAATGGATCAGGATGTGCAAACAACTGATGATGTTACTTTTTCTACTGTAACTATTACTAATGGAATCATAGAAAAAGGAACAATTGAAGGTTTTTATGTAACTTATAATGATACGACTAGTATTATTGTTACAGAAGGAAAAATAGAGTCTAATGATAAATATTTTTATTTATATTCTGATGAAACTTATGACTTAGTAGCATTAAGTGCAGGTTTCGATATTATATATATTTATATAGATGATGATGCAAGTACTGAACCAACAGCAGTATTTATAGATACCACTACTGAACCTATATATGATTCTGTTAAAAAAGGTTGGTATAATAGTGATGATAGATGTATAGGAAGTATAACGACATCTGATACTTTGCCTCAAATAGTTACTTTCGATTTAATGGTAATTAATGAAAAAAATATTAGAGTGAGTTATGGAAGATATAAAAGTTTAGCAACTAACATGAATCCTGATACAACTTGGCAAACTCCAAATACATCTGATACTGATGTTTTAGTCCCTGTAAATGCAAATAGTATTCAAATATCTATGAATAATACACATATAGGTGCTATGGTTTTACAATTTGCAGCAAGTAAAGAAATAGGTGATTTGCTTGGATATGGGTCTTTTGAAAGTTTTAATTATCAACAAGCTACTATTCAGACTTTTTTCTTTTCTTTAGGGAGTAGTAGGAAAATTTATATTAAAGGTGAAGATAATGACGATAATTTCTTTAGTGCTTGGTTGTGGGGTATGGCATATAGTAGATAAATAAGGAGGTTTATATGAAAAGATTTTTATTAGCAATTATTTTTTGTTTTTGTTCTTCATTTTTATATGCAGGGCAATACGTTTTACAAATTAATAATTCAGATCATGTATTGGCTAGAAGTTATATAGTAACTGAAAGTTGTCCAATTGTAGAGATAGTGCCTGAAGGACGTACACAAATAATTATAACTGATGAAAAAAAATATAATGAAATATTGCAAGTATATAAAGATAATACAACTCATGCAAAATTTTATTATAACACAGAGACAAAAGTAATTACTTGGCAAATAGATAATTAAGGAGGAATTATGAATCCAAAAAAAAATGATTTTTGGGCAATAGATTTAAATTATTTCAGTTCTAAAAAAGAATTTTTTGACCAAATAAATTCTCAAGATTTAAGTTACACAAAAGCAAAAGATTTTTTGAATGATGAAAAGTTAAGATTAGAAAAACAAGAAAGTTCTATTGCGTTTATAGATTCAAATAAACCAAATGTTGGAGTAATTCAAATTCAAGGTGAATTGGTGAATCGAAAAGATCCATGTGCTGCTTTTTTTGGATTTGTTCAAACAACTTATTCTGATATAATTGTAAATTTATCAAAATTTGAAAATGATTCAGAAATTGAAAAAATAATTTTACAAATTGATTCCCCAGGTGGAACGGTTGCAGGTGTAATGGATGTTGTTAATAAAATTAAATCGATAGATAAAACCATTGTTACACAAGGTGGTGCATTATGTTGTAGTGCAGCTTATTTAATTGCTTCTCAAACAGATAAAATTATGGCTAATAGTAGATTATCATATATGGGAAGTATCGGTGTTATGTGTTCTTTTGTGGACAATTCACAAGCAATGGAGAAAGCTGGTTATAAAAAAATAGTTATTACTAGTACAGATGCTCCAGATAAATATCTTGATCCTTCAACAGATAAAGGGCAATTAGATATTAAAAAACAACTTGATGAAATTCATAATGTTTTTGTTTCTGAAGTATCAGAGGGAAGGCAAGTTAGTGTTGCAGATATAAATGTTAATTTTGGGAAAGGAGGAGTTTTATTAGCTGAAAAAGCAAAAGAAGTTGGTATGATTGATGAAGTTACTATTGTAACACATGTAAAAAGTTCAAATGGAGATGTTGAATTAGATAGTCATTTAACGGATACATCTCTTAATCAAATAAAAAAAGATACTAAAAAGGAGGATTTAAAAATGGATATTGAGGAATTCAAAGGTCAACATTCTGATTTATATTCTGAAGTTTTTGAATTGGGTATTAAAACTGAAAGAACAAGAATCGAAAAGTTGAATGTCTGGGTAAAAACAAATCCAGAAACACAAGAAATTGTTGAAAGAGCTATTTCTCAAGGACAATCATCTGATGATGTTATGCCAGAATTATTAGCTGTTATTAAAACAGGTTTTGGTTCCAATAAATCAGCTAAAGTTGAAAGTCCACAAGAAATTGCTCAAGTTGCAGCAAAAGTTGCTGGAGATGTAGAGCCAGAAATTAATGATTCTGATGTTGAAGTAGCAGCTAAAAATGCATTCGCATCAGTTATTTTTTAAATATAAAGGAGGAATATAATGAGTGATAATTTTGCAAGAACAGATACGGATATTTCACAATTGTTGTTAGGGAATAATTTCAAAAAGCCAAATGTAACAATTGTTTCAGGTCAAACAATCACAACAGGAATGTTGTTAGGTATTATTACAGCAAGTGGGAAATTAGCACAGACCAAATCAGGTTCGGTTGATGGTTCTGAAATTCCAAAGTATATCGCTATTGCTGATGATGATGCAAGTGCTGGTGATGTTGTGACTGAAGTTTTAGCTTTCGGTGAAGTGAATTCTGAAAAGTTAGTTTTTGATGGTTCAGACACTTTAGAAACTGTTGTCTCAGGAGATACTTTTTACAATCATTTAAGACGATATGGCATGTTAGCTTTGACAAGTGAAATTGTAAATTCTTTTGACAATGCATAAAAAAATAAAGGAGAAAACAAATGGCTTTAATTGCGTCTAATGAAATAACAAAAAAGATGATGAGAGCATTTTCAGATCAAATGAATGCTGTCCCAACAGGTTTTTTGAAATCATTTTTTGGAAAAAATCCTTCTGAAATTTATATTTCAGATAGCGAAACTGTAGAAATAGATATTGAAAGATATGGAGAAGAAGTTGCTGTTGATGTTAAAAGAGGAGCAGATGGGAATTTAAATGTTTATGGTAAATATACCACTAAACTTTATAAGCCACCTTTGTATAATGAATATACAAATTTAGAAGCTTCCCAGTTAACTAAAAGAATGCCTGGTCAAGATCCATATGCTCCTGTTAACAAAAATGCTAATGCTATGCAAATACTTTTTAAAACTCAGTTTGAAGAAAGTAAAAAAATTCTTAGAGCATTAGAATTGCAGGCATCTGAAGCATTGTTTAGTGGAACTATAACATTTAAGAATGCAGATCAAATGGATTTTAAACGAAAATCTTCTCATAACATTACTCCAGTAGTTAAATGGGATAATGCAAGTTCAACTCCTCTTTTGGATTTAACGGCTGCTTGTAGTGCAAATCGAATTGATGGAAAAGTTCAATCTGACACTGTTATTATGGGAACAGAATTATTTGAAGCTTATCAAAGACATGCAACTGTTCAAACAATGTTAGATAATAGAAGAATTAATATTGGAGAAATAAGACCTCGATTTGTCAATGAAGGAGCTGTTTTTCAAGGTTATATTTGGTTGCCTGGTTATAGGTTGGAATTATACACTTATGATCAGTATTATACAGATGCAGCTGGATCACCTCAACCATATACGCCTTTAAAACAAGCATTGGTATTTTATTCTGGAGCAAGATTAAATGAAAGTTATGGAGCTGTTGATATTTTGAGACCAGCAGAGGCTGCTTTTAGAAGTTTAGGAGTCCCAAGAGTTCCAGCTTTAGTGCCTGGAAAAATAGTTCCATATGCTTATACTATAAAAGAAAGTAATTTAGTTGCAGGTATTAAATCTGCTCCAATTTTAATTCCAACTCAAATTGATGCAATATCTAATATCAATGGGTTGGCATAGGAGATAAAATGAAGAAATATATAGTAAATGAAGGGCATAGTTTGTCGTTTAATGGTAAAGTCATTAAACCAGGACAAGAATTAAAACAAGATGTGCTATCAAAAATTGGCAAAGAAAGAATGAAGGAATTAATAGCAAAGAAAGTTTTACTATGTTCTGGAAAAGAAGTTGAAAAAGTAAAAGAAGTTGAAGAAGTTGACAAAAATAATAAAAAGTAGAAAATAAATGGTTAATCTTAAAACTTTAGCTGAAACAGATTTACAAACAACTTTAGAGGATAAAACTTCTGGATTTGGTGTTGATATAATATTAACAAATCTTATTTCAGAAGAACAAACAGTGCAGGGTCAATATCATAGAACGTCTATTGATATTGACCCTGATACTGGAATGCAAGTTAGATCTAAAAAAAGTGCAGTTACCATGAGAATTTCTAGTGTTGCAGGAACAATCGCAATTGGGTGGAAAGTTTCTGTTGTTGATGTTAATGGAAATGTTATTAATGGAATTGTTGCATCTCCTCCGTTGCCTGATAATACATTAGGATTTGTTACAGTTAAAATTAGGGAGATTGAAAATGGCTAGTTTGCCTTTTAAACTTATTTTTGATATTATTGAAGATAGGATTTATGATGTTATTGTAAAAGTTAGAGATGAACAAGTTATTATCGATCCTTTAGTTAATTTTAATGTTGAAAAAGAAAGAATTACAGATTTAAGTCCATCTGAGCTCCCTTTTGTAAATATTAATTTTATTAGTGAGTTAACAAAGCCATCAACAACAAGTCGGATGCATCAAGGAATGTCTCTTTTTTATGATATTGGTATGTTTGCTTATGTTAAAGGGGGTGATACGTTTTCTTCTGATTTATTGAGTGCTAAAAGATTATATTATTTAGCAGCACAAGTAAAAGAGGCTTTAACTAGATTGTTAGAAACAGATTTAGGATTTGTTCCAGGAATTATTGCAAAAAGAAAATTTCCAGAATTTCAAAAATTTGAAGCAGGAAAAGCAAAAGATGATTCTGAAATTTTAATTGCTGCTGGTAAATTTTCTTTAGAGATTGAAACAAGTTTTACATCTGAGGATATAACATTATTAGATTTAGATGAAATTACAGTAGATACAAAATTATTTCAAGTTCATTATACATATTAGGAGGAAAAATGATAAATTTTAATCAAATATCAAATGATTTAGTTGCTTCAAAAGTTGCAATTGAATTAAATTCAAAAGTATCCGCTTTGTCAGCAGCAATTATACCTCAAAAAATTTTGATTATGGGGCAATATGATAACACAAAAACGGTGGTTGATTATGTTCCTCATGAATTGACAGGTGGTTTACAAGAGGTTAAAAATACGTACGGATATGGAAGTATGCTTGCTTTAATGGTTGATAAAGCTATTGCAAACGCAGGTAGTTCAATTCCTATTTTTGTTTCCCCAGTTCCAGATGATGGAGCTGCTGTTGTAGCAACAGGAACAATAACAGTTACAGGAACAGCGTCAACATCAGGAGTATTATATTTTTATATTGCAGGACAAAAAGTTGCAGTTGCAGTTGCAAAAGATGAGGTATTTGGAGATATTGCAAGTGCAATTGAAACTGCTGTTAATGCGAATGCAGATTTACCTGTTACCGCTAGTGCTACATTAGGAGTTGTGACTTTAACTGCAAATTGGAAAGGTCTCACAGGAAATGATATCACAATAGAACAGAATCTTGGTGGAATTGATGAATCAAGTTCTGCTCCATCAGATGTTACAATCGTAATTGTTGGTATGGCTAGCGGAGCTACAAATCCAGACATTACTGATGTATTTCAATATTTAGAAGGTTCAGATTGGTTTACCGTTTTAGTTAATCCATATACTGATGTTGCAAATTTAACTATATTAGAAACTAAAGCTGAAGCGTTAGCAGACCCATTGATTAAAAGATTTCCAAACACTTTAACAGGAGACACAACTATTCTTGCTACTGCAGAAGCTTTAGCTGATAGCAGGAATTCAAGATTTAATACTTTAGTTCATGTTGACAGCTCTCCATCTTTCCCAGCTGAAGTTGGAGCAGCAACAGCAGGACAAATTGCAAAATCTGCAGGAATTGATCCAGCTCGTCCTTTTAAAAATTTGATTTTAGTTGGAATTTTACCTGGGAATAAATTGAGTTATTCTCAAATAGATCAAGCAGAAAAAAAAGGATTAGGAGAAACAGACGTTACTGCTGATGGAAGGGTTAAAATTTATGATTTAGTAACAACATATAAAACTAATGGAGAAGGTGCACCAGATACAAGTTATCGGTATACAGTTACGATATCTAATTTACAAGCAAAAATTTATACTTTAGATGTTGTTTTAAGTTCCGAGCCTTTTACGAGAGCTAAAGTTGTTGATGATGATACAGTTACATCTCAAGAATATGCAATTAGTCCAAAAGTTTTGAAAGGATTTATAATTGAAGTTGTTGATAAAATTTGGATTGCAAATGTTTGGTCAATAAATAGAGATGAAATTGTTGATAGTATTCAAGCTGAAATTAATGCAACTAATCCATCAAGATTAGATGTTTCATTTATTGATATACTTGCTAGTGGTCTTAGAATATTGGCTGTTAAATATGGTTTTGCATTTTCCCCAGTGGAATAAATTAAAAGGAGGCTGTTATGGTTAGAGGTGGAGATATTCGACAATTTAAAATTAATGGAAGAGAATTTGAAATAGCTGCGGATACTGCTGGAAATATTTTAGTGGCAGGTTGGAATAATGAAAGTTCTCCGACTGGAAATGGTAACCTTTCCACAATTCAAAAGAGAAAGTTGGGTGGGATCACTGATTTTATATTATCTATTAAGGATGCCACTAAAGATTTAGAATTTTTACAAGCTGTTTGGGATAATGGTGAGAGCCTTCCTGTAACAGTGACATTAGCAACAGGAAAAACTTATTCAGGAGCTTTAGCAGGAGAAGGTGAGTTGGTTCAAGATACATCTGTTGGACAAGTTACAATATCAATGTTAGGTATTAAATTTGAACAAATTTAGGAGGATTTATGACAAAAGAGGTTTTATCAAAAGAAGTTGCAAATGAAATATTAAAAGATATATTATCTTATTATGAACAAAAATCAATTTTACAGAATGGAGAGATATTAATAAATTTACTTATATCAGGTCGATTAATATTCTGTGAAGATCACACATTTGATCTTGATTTATTTTCTTGTATAACAGATCATTCAAATGTAGAAATAAATAAAGTTAATTTATCAATGTTTAATGGGCAAGTTATGGTTGATTCTTCAAAAAATAATCGAAATGATATGGAAGTTGCTTTATTTTATATTGCAAGTTCTGCAAAATTACCTTTAGGTAGTATCTTTAAAATGTCTTCAAAAGATATTAAGAATTGTCAAGCGGTGATAGAACTTTTTTTGTAAAATTTGCAGAAAATCGATACAAAATGTTGCAAATAGCATATCATTATCATTTTTCTGCAAATGAGATTAAACAATTTTCACAAACAGAATTAGATTTTTGGTTTTTAGGAATCCTTGATGTGATAGGAAAAACAAATGGCTAAAGCTCAATATGCAGTAAAAACAGATTTTAAAGCACATGATAAAGTCACTCCTGCTTTAAAACGTATGAATAAAAATGTTACTTCTTTTTCTAAAAATTCACAAAAACAATTTAGAAAGATGACAAAAAGAAGTAATGTATTTGCAAGATCATTACGTACTATTGCTACAGGATTTGGAATTGGAAGTGGGATTGCTATTTTTCAAAAATTTAATCAAGTGTTTAAAGAAAGTATAATGCTAGGTGTTGATTTTGAACAATCTATGGCTAGTGCAAGGGCAAAATTTCCAGGAAATATAACAAAAACATCAAAAGAATTTAAAGCTTTAAATGATGTTGTTAGAAAAGTCGGACGAGAAACTGTTTTTACTGCCAATCAAGCTGCGCAAGGTTTAGAACTTTTAGCTCGAGCAGGTTTGGATGTAGATCAAGCAATTGCTGCTTTACCTCCGACTGTTAATTTAGCTATTGCTGCTAATATTGAATTAGCTCGAGCTAATGAAATTTCATTAAAAGTTTTAGGTCAATTTAATCTAAGAACAAAAGATAGTATCCTATTAAGAGAAAGATTAACACATATTAATGATGTTTTAGCAAAATCTGCGAATAGTGCGAATTTAACTATTGAAAATATGTTTGAAACATTTCAAAGAGCTGCTCCTATTGCTGCTGCAGCTGGTAGTAGTTTAGAAACTGCTGCAACTTTAACAGCAGCTTTAGCAGATGCGGGTATTGAAGGAAGTATCGCAGGTACAACATTAAAGAATGCTTTTACAAAATTAGTAAATCCAGTAGGAGCAGGAACAAAGGTAATAAAAGGATTGCATCTTAGAATTGCTGATTCAAAAGGTGATTTTAGAGATATGGTTGATATTTTTTCTGATTTTGGGCAAGCTATTAAAAAATTTGGGACAGTGAAAAGATTAAAATTAATTGATGAAGTTTTTGGATTAAGAGCGATTGCAGGTGCTAGTGTAATTATGGCACGTCATTTAGATGATTTAAAAGCATTTAGACAATCATTGATTGATTCTGCAGGAGCTTCTAAAAAAATGGCAGATATTATTCAAGATACTGTTGGTGGGAGTCTTAAAAGATTAAAATCTGCAACTGAGTCAATTATTATTTCTTTATTTAATATTGGTAAAATACAATTTAGAGATTTAATTGATAGTTTGAAAGATATTGTTTTAATTGTTGATAAATGGATTCTCACCAATCAGGATTTGATAAGAGATTATTTAGATAAGATTGTTAATTTTGGTAAAAATGCAAAAGATGGTGTAGTTGATTTTATTGATGTGATGAAATTATTAGCAAAAATATTTGAAGGTATTGTTAAATCTATTAAATTTATTAGGAAATATTCTGCATTCCCAAGTTTGGTTTTGCCTTCAGGTATGCATGTAACAGGTGCATTAAGTCGAGCTTTTTTAGGAGGTGAACCAAAGCCTCATACAAGAGCTGTTCGACATTTTGATGAAACTCGAGAAAATATGATGAGTACTAAATTTGCGGATAGTTTTTTAAATATTAATTTCAGAAATAAACCAGATGATGTTGACATTCAATCTGATATTCAACATCCTGGAATAAGACTTGTCGGAGGGAAGACTAGATGAGTTTTATAGATCGATTAAAAACAGCACGATATACTAGTCCTTCAGGACAATCAATTTTATTTGATTATATAGAATTAGAAAGAGCAGGAGCAAAAAAGGGAAGTATTCAAGAATTGCCATTTCAAGATGGAGGAGTTTTACAACAATTAGGAAATAAAATTATTCAATATCCTATTACTGCGTATTTTTATGGTGAAAATTATGATATTGCGGCAGATAGAATGTTTAAAGTTTTATTGGAATCAGGAATTGGTATTTTAGATCACCCAAGATGGGGAGAAATAAAAGTTCAATTACTTTCCACTTTTAAACAATCTGAACAATTTATTGAAAATGTTAGAGTGTCTATTTTTAATATAATATTTTTCGAATATAAAGAGCAAGAAAGCCCAATTTCTCAAGAAGAGCAACGAGGAAATTTTTTAAAAAAATTGGATGCTTTTAAAGAAGTTGTTACATTAGATTTTTTAAGAAATTTTAAAGTGCAAAATTTTATTGAAAAAAGTGTAGCTGTAAGTGAATTTAATTCATTATTAGATAGTTTAGAATCTGGATTAGATGCTATTGTTCAAACCAAAGAAGAAGTTAAAAATCAATATGATTTAATTCTTAGGAATATTGATAGGGTTAATGGATTAATTGATGATACTGAAACAACTATTACAAATATTGTTAGCCTTAATTTTTTAGGAGTTGAAGCAAATGATAATATCACTCATATTGTAGGAAGTTATAAAGATTTATTAACAAATTATAAAGAAGTTCATTTAACTGCAACAAATAGAGCAAATTTAAATACAGTTTATCAATTACAAGTATTTGGAATTTGTGCAGTTGCAGCAATCGCAAATTCAGTTGTTGAATATGATTTTGCAAATAAATCTGAAGCTATTAATATTTTAAATATTTTAAAAGATAATTTTGATGAATTTATAGAATATTTAGATCAATTCCAAGAACAATTTGAAGATAATTTAGTAGAAAATGATTATGTTATAACAAATGATACATACTCTTTATTAAATGATTTGGTATATATTGCTTATTCTTATATTTTAAATCAATTGTATGATTTAAAAACAGAACAAGTAATTGTTTTGGATAAAGAAGTTACCCCATTAGTATTATGTTATGAATTATATGGAACAATAGAAAAATTAGATGATTTAATTGCGGATAATAATTTATCAAAATATGAATTATATTTATTACCAATTGGAAAGGAAATAGTTATTTATGTCTAAAAAATATATAATAAAAAAAGGTGATACGTTAACAAAAATATCACAAAGATTTTATGGAACTCCACAAAAATATATGGATATTTTTAATGCTTCTAATTTTAAAAGTGGAAATCCAAATATTATTCAAATTGGAGAAATTGCATTTCTTCCTGAAATTGTTGATGATAAAATTGTAAAAATTAACACTGTTAATAATAATGAAGTTGTTATAAAAATTGAAGATCGAATTTTTATAGGTTGGCAAGCGGATATTATTTCTTTATCAATGTTGGAATTTGCTGATACATTTAGTTTTAGTTTTCCATTTGATGGAGTTGTTGAAGAATTTTTAACTCCTTATATATATCCAAAAATTCAAATATATATTGGTGAAGATTTAATTTTAACAGGACAGATTGAATATATTGGAATATCAACTTCATCTAATGAAGTTTTGATTAATATACAAGGGAGTAGTAAAGCAGGATTATCATTAAATAGTCAATTAGATATTGTTAAAGAATATAATAATCAAGCATTATCAAAAATTGCACAAGAAGTTTTTGTGCGATATGGCATTCAAATTATTGCAGAAGAAGATGTGATTATACAAAAAGCGAATTTTAAACAAAATGATACATTGCATTCTTTTTTAACAAATTATGTTGTTGAAAATGCATTATTATTATATAGTCTTCCGACAGGTGAAGTGATTTTAACAAAAGTTAATTTAGATAAACAGGCATTACAAACATTAAAACTAGGAGACGGTCAAGTTCAAAAAATTACAACATCTTTTGATGGAAGAGAAATGTTTAGCAGTTTTAAAATATTAAGTCAATCTTTGTTAGGGGATAGTAAAAAAAGCGTTATCAAAAATTCTTTTATTGATATTTATAAACCTTCAGTTAAAATGAGAGATTATGTTGTTAATATTGAGCTTACAAATAAATCTGAATATTTAAGTTCTTTTGCAAAAGCGAATAAAATTCAAGTTACTTTGATTGGTTGGAGAAAAAAAGATGGAAGTTTATGGAAAAAGAATGAAAATGTAATTATTGATTCTCCAATGAATAATATTATAAGACCAACAAAATTTTTAATTGTTCATGTTAAATTTATAATAAATTCAAATAAGCAATTTACAGTTATTGATTGTGTTATGCCTGAAGCATATTCACAAGAAGATATAAAAGAGGTGTTTTGGAAATGATGATATTTGCAAAAATATTAGATAATATAAAGTATAAATTTTCACAGAAAGAAACTGATGGCTTAAAAGTTGAAGGATATAAGGATGATATTTTAAATGTAGATCATATCCAGCATTTTGGTTTTAGATCAAAACCACCAAAAAATACAACTGCTATTGTTAAATATTTATCTAAAAATGGAAGAAATAGAGTTGCAATTGCATCTAAAAATTATAATATTAATATTGTTTTTTTAGATGGTGAGACCATTATGTTTGCAGTTGACAGTAATTTAGAAGTAAAAGCAAAAATATATTTAAAAAATGATGGTGTGATTAATTTGGAAACTGAAAATAGTGTTAATATTAAATCGAATAATGTTAATATTGGTGAAGGTGGAAATGCGATTGCTCGAAAAGATGATTTTGTTGAAGGTAAAATAATTATTCCTAGTGGGAGTAGTTCTGGTACTTATGATTTAATTGATGGAAAAATATCAACAGGTAGTTCAAAACATACAGCAAGTTAGGAGTTATCATGGAATTTTATGGAGATGTTTTAATAACAGAAGGTGAAATTGGAGGAAATATTCAATATGAAAATGGACAACCAGTTATGGATGGTGGGATGGATTCTTTTATATATATATCTTTATTCTCAAACGATTATTGGGGGAATGAAATTGTAAATTCTGATGCAGAGAAATTAGAAGAGGGATTAGATTTTATTTTAAGAAATAAAGTTACATCTCAAACAGGACTTTCAATAATTGACCGATTGAATAATTTATTACAACCAATGATTGATATTGGGTTAGCAGATCAAATTGAAAATATAGATGTTTTTTTAGATGTTAATCAAATGAAATTAACATTTGATGTACTTAAAGGTGGAATTACAAATAACTATAAATATATTATTACATGGAATAATCAATTAACAAATCCAGCAATTAATAGAGTGTAAGGAGAAAAAATGCCAATTCCAAATATACCAACAACAAAAGAAATAAAAGATTCAATAATTAGTAATATTGAACAAGAAATAAATCAAAATACTCCTTTATTACAAAAAGCATTTAACAGGGTTTTAGCCACTGCTTTAGCAGGTATTATTACCCTTGTTTATAAATTTGGTAATTGGATATTTGAACAAATATTTACAGTTACACAAGATGAAGAAAGTTTAATTAAAGAGGGTGAAGAATTAGGTGTTTTTATAAAATTAGCACAACAAGCTGAATTAACAATAACTATCACAGGTGAAGAATTAGTTGTTATGGACGCAGGAACTCGATTTATCAATGGTGTTACAGGATTGGTGTATTCCACAACTTTATTTGCAACTATTCCTGCGGGAGAAACCACGGTTAAAGTTAATGTGATTTGTTTAACTGCAGGATTTTCAGGAAATATGTCAGATGGTACTGAATTGCAATTAATTTCTGCTCAAGCTCAATTTCAAGATATTGCTATAATATTTGCAACTGTTGTTTATGGAGAAGATCGAGAAGCTACAGAAGATTATAGAAGCAGATTATTGCAAGCTAAAAGAAGAAAACCACAAGGCGGAGCAATTGCAGATTATGTAAGATGGACTTTAGAAGTTCCAGATGTAACAAGAGCTTTTGTTTTTCAGACTTCGCCAGGTAATATTACAAGTTATGCTTTAACGGACAATTTGCCATCTCGATTGCCAACTCCTTCTAAATTAGCAGAGATAGAAACATATTTAAGAGATGAAAAAAGAAAACCTTTAAATGATACTGTATTCGCTGGAGATTTAACTGAAATTTCTTTTGATATAGAAATTACTGATATTAATCCTGATACTCCTGATATAAGAACAGCAATTGAAGCAAATCTTCATGAATTTTTATTAGGGCGAGAGCCAAAACAATATTTACAACAAGCATTTGTAAAAAATATTGTTTCACATGCAGAATTAGTAAATGCAGTATTAAATAGTGGTGCAATTGTTTTTGTATTACAATTTAAAATAACAGGAACTTCAACTTATTTAGATTTTTATACATTGAAGGATAATGAAATTGCAAAATTAGGAAATCTTAGTATAACAACATAGAGGGAAAAATGTTAGAATTAAAAACATTAAAAACTTTAGTGCCTCAGAAAGCAAGAGCTTGGTTTATTAGAGAGGGTTATCTTTTAGATTTATATACCGGTTTGGCAGAATCTTTGAAAGAAGTGAGATTATGGTTTGAATTATTACTTGAAAATATATTTCCTGATACTGCAGATATAAGTTTGGAAGATTGGTTTCATGAATATGAAATTATTTATAATAGCCTTGAAACTTTAGAAACTAAAAGGAATAAATTAAAAAGTAAAGTTTATCAATCAGGAGCTTCAAATAAAGATTATATTATTTCAATTTTAAGGAAAGCAGGTTTAAATAATGTTTTTATAAAAGAAGGGATTGTTGATGAAATTAATTCTTGTGGAGATGCAGAATGTGGAGAAGCTGAATGTGATGGATTATTTACGCAATGGGACATATATGATGATTATTATAATTATTATTTAGTATATGGGACTGTTGGTGTTCCTGATGAAATTAATACATTAAAAGCAATTTTATTTGAAATTGTAAGTGTAAGATTAAAACCGATATATTATTTAAATTATTGGGTAATTGAAGATGGCTTTTGGAGAGATGGAAAATTTTGGATGGACACTAGAATTTGGAAGGATGTTCCATAAAAGGAGGATTTATGAGTGTAGATATTGAAATTCTTAATGATGGAGATGGAGCAGGTGATTTTAGAAATAAATTAAATACGAATTTTGATAATTTAAAAAATCAAGCTGAAGAGTGTGAAGGTGTAATTAAAAGGGTTTTTAGTATTGATGATTTTCCTGCACCTGTTGGAGATGTAATTTCTTTAACTGAAAGTATACATTATATTTTATTTGCAGACATTATAACAGATAAAAGATTTGAATGTATTGCAAGCGGTGTTAATATTCAGATTAGTAGTAGTCAAAATTTAAATTTTACTTTAGAATACACAGGTACAGATACTTTTTTTACGTTATTAAATTGTGATAATTTCATATTCAGCAATGCTATTATGATCAAAGGAAATATTAATGCAACTTTATTTGATGCCAGTGGAACTGGAAGAATTCATTTATTAAATATTCCTTTAAATGGGTGGGGAAATTTGGGTAATATTTCAGATGTTACTTATAATCATGTTTTTGGAATTATAGAAGATATAGGTCAAGGATTTGTATTTGATAATAATAATGAAGTTTTATTGAATAAAATTGAACATGTTAATTGGAAAAATCAAGTAAGCACCTTTTATACTTTTAAAAATATGATTGATTATATTCAAATATCTTTATGTGCGTTTGAAATGCAATCTAATGAAACTACTTTTGATTTTCAACAAAATTTGCAAGCTTTATTTGGAGTGTTAATTGATGATAATGTATTTAATAATATTGGTGATATTTTTGCTACGGACAGCAAAACACAAAAGGATGATTTTTTTTATGTTTCAGGCAATTCCCGATTACCAAATGCTACAGTTAAAGCAAATATGCTTTTTAATGATAATACAGGAGTTACTACTATAACCACAATCAATGTTCCTGAACCAATAAATGTTTTATGGAATTCAATTAATATTGTAATTCCTGAAAGAATGGTTTATCAAGATGAATGTACGTTTGATAATATTTCTGATACAATATCGACAACTTTTAATCACAATTTATCTAATGGTGATAAAATTACATTTGTTGAAAATGGAGGGTTACCTGCTGAAATTCTAGAAAATACTCTTTATTTTGTGGCAAATGTTACAGCTACTACTTTTCAAATTGAATTATCAATTGGAGGAGGGATCGTTAATTTTACTGATAATGGAACGCCACCCAATTATTTTAGACATCGAACAGGAGTAACAAGAGGTTGGTTAGTATACATTGGTATTGCAGATGTTTCATTAGCAATTAATGGATGGATTGGAATAAGAAATGCAGGTGGAGGAGATATTGAAGTTGGAGCATATTTAATTAAAACTGAAATAAATTTTAGTGAAACTTTAAAAGCAAAAGGAAGTCTGGTTACCACTAAAATTGATAAACCTCAATCATCAATTTTAACTGATTTATTAATTTTAAAAACAAATGAAGGATTAAAATTTTATATTGAAAATAGAGAAGATACAGAAGATATAATAGGAACTGATGCTCATATAATTATAGCAAAAATATAGGAGGAAAGATGAAAGAAACAAGAGCTCCGAATAATGATGCAGGTGCATATAAAGATAAAAATCTTATCGGAGGGACACCAGGAACACTTCTTCAAGCTGAAGACAGAAATGCTTTGCAATCAGAATTATTAGCGATTCAAGATGCTTTAGGTTTAGTGAGGAGTTATGCTGATTTAGAGCAAGTTAAAAAAGCAATAGGATTACAAAATGCAGGAGCTTTTCATTATATTGATTCAGGAACTATTAATAATTATATTTTAGATCGTCCTGCAAATATGATATTGCCTTTTGAATTAAGACCAGGGATGGTTTTTTTATTTCGACCTTTGAATACGAATAGCGGAGCTTCTCAAGTAAAAATTACATCATCTGGATCAAATTATGATATTTTAAAAGCGGATGGTTCTACGCCTCTTACAGCGAGAGAAATTGATTCGAATCGAGATTGTATATTGATATTTATGGGAAGTTATTTTAAATTGTTAAGTTTAGGATTTTTCGAAGCTAATTTACAAGGAATATATGATGATTCTATACAAGTTATTCATGATTCAAGTATTGTGGGATCATCAGCATTAGTAATAATTCCAGATTTATTATCTAAAATAAAAGGATTAGATATATATATATCTTTTGATATAGGTTATAGAGCAGGAACAGGTTCGACATTGCATATGACTATTAATGATAATGTTGCTACGAATTATATTAATCTTACAACCACGGCTGATTATGTTGGAGGAGGAGTTACAACAACAGGAGGGATGGCTCAAAATAATATTCCATTACCACCTTCTCAAGCAAATATTGCTCCTTTACAAGATTTTAAAGTTTTAAAAGGAAGAATTTCTAGAAATATTTTAAATAGTGAATTAAATTATGCGTTTGAATGGTTATCTAGAACTGCTGCTGCAGCTGGAGCTCAATATTTTGCTGGAGGTCAGATTTTAGGAGTATTAGAGGGCGAAACAAATATTGATTTAATTAAATTAATTTCTTCTTCTCCAGATATTTTAGAATCTAGGTTTTTAATATATGCGAAAAAAACAGAATAGGAGAATTAAATGAAAAATAAAGTTAAACTTTTTGGTAAAGAATATGATAGAAATAATTTACCTTCAATAATTGAATCTGAATGTGGATGTAAATATAAAAATAATTGCAAAAATTGTAGAACTGGTATTTCATTTATAGCAGAACATATTTGTGATGAACATAAAATTGTGATTGATATTGATAAAGAAAAATATAAAAAAAATAAACAATTAAAAGAAAATATTACACATTTAATATATAAAGATTATCCGATTTGGAAACAATTAAATATTACACGTTTAACAAATGGATATAAAGAAGTTGACGTCCAAAAAATGGATAAATTTATAAAAGAAAAAATTAAAACGTATAATAATATTGAACAATTAATAAATAATTGCACAACCATCAAAGAATTAGTTGATATAGAAATTTAAAAAAGGAGGAAGACAATGTCATTAAATTTTAAATCTTTATTAAAATTTTTATTACCTTTTATTGGAAAATATTTGGTATTAAAAGCAGAAGAATTGTTTAAAAGTGCTAAATCTGGAACAGATAAAAAAGCATATGTGATTAAAGAATTAGAAAATTTTGCTGAAATGTCTGGGATGAGTAAAGAAGTAGACAAAGAAAAATTAGACAAATTTGTTGAAGAAACTGTTGCAAAAATTGTTAACAAATTATAAAGTAAGGATAAGCAAATGTTTGGATATAAATGTCATAACGAGACTATCGTTGGAGGAGCAACAATATTATTGTTCACTATTATAAGCAGTATTTATAAATTCAAACATTTGCTTAGACGTCAAAAACATTATAACAAAAAAGCATTTTTAAATCTGATTCATTCTGACATAGCTTCACAATTTTTAGATTTAAAATATGAGTTGCAATTTAATGATATTTCAGAAAAAAAGAAACGAGCTTTAGAAATAACATGTATTGAATTATGCGATCAATACAAATCTTACATTGATTTAATGATTGTTAAAATTGAATGCAATTCAAAAATGACTGAAGAATTTTGTAGATATAAATATCATTCAAAATTAATTTTTACAATTATGGAAAATATCAATAAACAGATTTTAAATTCAGTTCCTTATGAATATTATTTAAAATTTAAAGATATTTTAGATGAATTCACCCAACCTTTCACCTCAGGATTATTAGAAGAATTACAAAGATTAATTGAAAAATTCCACAATAATCAAGGTCACAATTATAGTCGATTATTATTGCAAATTTTAGAATTACATTTTATTTTTTCTAAATTATTTTTAAAATTCTTAAAAGTTAATTGCAAATTATTAAATGGTAGTTTAGATTAAAAACTGCTCTCTGTGGACTCGAACCACAAACCTATCGGTTAACAGCCGATTTCTCTACCATTGAGCTAGAGAGCAATATAATTCCAATTATACAAGTTCTATATGAGGGAAATCTCTAAATTGATTGTCTCTTATAGTATTTTTGTTCCATTTGCAGCCTACTCTTATTTTTATTCCATATGAATCTGCAACACTTTGAATATAACCGATTAAAAAACAAATATCAAATAATGCTTCTTTTTTCCAATCTATATGTGGTGCATTTCGAAAATAAGGCATAATATCAACTGCTTGACTTGGTTCAACGTTATGTTTACTTTTCTTTTTATATCCATCACAATTGGTCACCACTTTTTTTTGATTTGTAACAATCCATTTTCCAAGGTTTGTATCAAATCTTCTCCCTTTTTCATATAATTCAACTTGAACATCTTGATCTCTATATCCACAAACAATTTTAAAATTGACACATTCTATTGCAGTTTTTAAAATGTCTTGTAAATCAGGATGTAACTGAGATAATTTTGTTTTTGAAGCTTTACTAAATTTTGGCATATTGCCTCCTTATAAAATATTAATTTTATTAATGATTTCTTTAATATCATAACTCCATATGATACTCCAATCTTTATAAGTGCCATATGATGTTTTTATTTCTTGCAATTGTCTTATTTTTGATTTATCAAATAAAAAATACATTTTATCAACCGCTAATAAAATATAAGCTTTAGATGGATAACTTAAAAACCATAAAATTTGAGATCGTCGGATGTTGATTTTATAAAATTCATCTTTTATAGCTTTTAATTCTATGAATAAGACTGTTCCTCTTTTATTTACTATATGGGTATCAGGGATACCTCCATTCCCTTTTGGTTCAATTCTTTTTAAATATTTCCCATCCCATTTATTTTTAAGTTTTTGATACAATCGTTTTTCTAACATATATTTAATCCCCTATTGTAATATCTTCAATTATAATTTTACCTGTTGGAGCATTTAGCAAAGGTTCAGTTGAAGAATATGTTGCGTGATGAAACCAACGAAATTCTACGGTTGTTCCAATTAATTTAACTTTAAATATAACATTTAGAGGTAAACAATAAATAGCATTACATTTTCTCTCATAATATTGATCAGATCTTTTTCCGGATATATAATAATAAAATGAGTTATTATGTTTATGTTTCCACATTGTTTTTCTAATTTTTGGCAATTGAAAATATGCAAGATTTCTTTGTGAAGGATTAACCTTATGAGCTGATAAATGTGGATTCACAATATCAGTCATCAAAAGAAATTGACGTTTTGCTAAACAATTCCCAATTAAAAAACATAAAAATAAACTAATTAACAGCAACTTTTTCATAAAATCTCCCTTAACATAAATTTGATTTTGGAATATCATTTCTTATACCGCCAGTGCTAGTCTGTTACAATGTCTTGAACTTTACTTCCTAACTTAATTTCCTTCATAATTTTCTCCTTTTTTATATTAATATTCCAAGAAAAAGCTTTTTGGATCTTGTAAAATCATTTCTGATATTGTTTTCTTTTTTCTTAGAATTCTAACTATTTTTTTATCGATTGTTTGATTGCAACAAATATCAATGTAATTCACATTATTTTTTGTGCCAATTCTATGATTTCGATCTTCAGATTGAATCCTTTTTTCTAGATCAAAAGTATTTGTATAATAGATTGTTGTTTCGGCTTCTGTTAAAGTTAAACCTTCTGGCATTTGAATGTTGATCACAAAATATTTGATATTTGGATCTGTTTTAAATCGGTTTTTATTTTGTTCTTTTTCTTCGCTTGATATTTGTCCATCATAGCGGACAGCTTTATTTTGTAAAGTTTTCATAATAATATCAATATCATATATTTGAGTTGTCCAAATTATAACTTTCCCATTGATTTGTTCTAATAAATCTAATAATTTAAGTAGCCGAGGATTCTTATTCATAGGCACTATTTCAATGCATTTGCCTGTTTCTGGCTCTTTAATGAAGCCAGAGGAGATTTGCCTTAGCTTAGCCATTTTAGCCATGATATTATCAAATATCAAAGGCTCACCCTCATTTAAAGAGGCTATTCCTTCTTCTTTCACTTCTTCATATAACATTCTTTGCTGTTTTGTCATATCAAACATTTCTTCTTGATATATTTTATCAGGTAAATCAAGACAATCTTTTTTCAACACTCTCATAGAATATGCCTTAATTTTATTTTGCAGCTCTTCAATGTGTTTATATCCAATGATTTGTTTGTTTTCCCACCCTCCCATAACACAATATTTCGCTCGAAAGGCATAATATGATGATATACCTATTATATTAGGGTTCAAAAACTTAAACTGTGTATAAAAGCCTTGAGCTCCATTGGCGATTGGAGTACCAGTTAATATTCTTTTATATAAAGGTAATTTTGAAATTTCAATCAAAAATTTTGTTCTTTTGGCAGATGGATTTTTAATTTTATGACTTTCATCTACAACAAGCATACATTTATTATGTTTTAATATATCAATTAATTCTTTTCTTGATTTTTCAGATACAAAAGTTTCGATATTAAAAGAAAAAATATTAAGCCCTAATGTATGTATGTATTTAAAAGTATTCCAATCTTCCATGCTTTTTTTGTTAAAGTTGGTTTGCCATATAAATTCAATGTATTTTTGATCAGAATGGATAATTTTTTCCTCAGTTAACCAATTTTTATGAACTCCGTTTGGAGCAATAATAATCAAAGTATCTATTTTACCTTGTTGATATAAATAATCAGCATTATCAATTATTACTTTAGATTTTCCACAACCTTGTTCAAATAACAAACCATATTCTTTTAGATTTTTACTGATTTCAAATGCTTGTAATTGATGGTCGTACGGTTTTGTTTTAAATTTAAAATCAGAATTTGTAAAATCAGTTTTATCTATTGCCAATAACTGTTTTTCATTTTTTTTAAATTCATAATATTCTTTTAATATTTGATCTAATTCAAACCATTTTGCTTCAGGATATTTGTTCAAAAAATATTCAATATTCGCATACGTATTCAAAAAGAAAAATTTACTATTTTTAAAACTTTTTCTATCTGGACATTGAATGCAAGTATTATATAATTCTCCATGAAATGTATCTGAAATTAATTCAATCATTTTTGAAGTAGAATATTTAAAGCTTATCATTCTTCCTCCTCTTTATATTATATTCAGATTTTAAATAATTTTTAAATTTAATATCATGATTTTTATATTGTTTTAAATTTTTAAGAATTTCCTTTTTAATGGTTTTTAGATTTTGATGAGCTGGGGAATTTAACAATAAATAATTTTTAGAACTATGATTTGGGCATTTTGCAACTAATGAAAAAGTATCCTCTAAATTATTCATAAAAAGAGTATAATGCACATGATTCAGTTTAAATATCGCCACATCAATTGGTCTTCTTTTTTTATATTGTTTTACGATATGCTTACCTTCTTTCATCCAAAATGATATTCTCGTTGTTTTTGCGTTCATATTTCTTTTACTAGTCATTTCATCTCCTAAATACAATAATACTGTAAACTTTGTTCTTTTATAATATATAAATTTTTCTTTGCTCTTGTAACCGCAACATACCAAACTCTATGTTCTGAATCATCAAATCTATGATTCCATACATTATAACTAATATCCGTAAATAAGACAACATTATCCGCTTCTCCTCCTTTTGCTTGATGAATTGTTGATAATTTTATTTTTGGGATATCAGAAAAAAGATGTTTTTTTGAAACATTTTTTAAATAATTCATTGTATTGAATGGTATTGAATTTAATATCGTATACCATTTCTTGTTCATAATTTTTTTAGGCAATTTATCAATGTGATATTGTTGTAAGATTGATGAATATTTTTGAATCTTTCTATATTGTCTATGTTCAATATTCCCAGTTTTTTTGAAATCTTTCCAATATTGAATTGCTAAAATTTCATCTGTCTCTAAAACATTTTTATTAAAAAGATAATAAATTTCGCCTTGTTTTTCTAACCATTTTTTAATAGCTTTTAATTGCCATTTATTTCTAAATAAAATATAATAAGATTCTTCTTTATTAAACTTTATTGCTTCAAAATTTAATAAGCTTATGATTTGACCAACTTTGTTAATTGGAGAACATTCTTTAGCTTTTCTGGTTTTTATTCTTGCTAATATTTTCCTTGATAAATTATAAATATTGCTAGGCAATCTGTATGAATGCCTTAAAATAGTTTCTTCATCAACATGAATATTAAGGAAAAAATCAACTATCGCTCCAGCCCAATTAAAAATTGATTGATCATCATCCCCAGCAATAAATACCTTTTTAGCTTTTGCAGAAGCTTTATTCATAACTTTCCATTGCAAAGGACATAAATCTTGAGCTTCATCAATAAACACATAATCAACATTTAATTCAGTATTATATTGTTCAAGCATATCAGTAAAATCAATTAAACCATTTTCAATTTTGTATTCTTTTAATGTCTTATGCCATTTTTGAAGTAAAAATAATGGACAGTCTTGCTGATTACTTTGTTTCCATTGATCAACAATATCAATCATTTTTAAACGTGCCAAAGATTCTATATTAATGATTTTATCACCTTGTTTAGCTCCTGCTCCTTCTTCAATATCTTGATAAGAACTTACATGCATTCCATTTTTTCTTGCTAACTGTATTAATTCTTTATGTTGAATAACTGAACTTTCAGATTGATCAATTGTTCGATAACACATTGAATGAATGGTTCTAAAATGTGTAAATTGTTGTGGTGAAAACTGTTTAAATTTTTGTATACATCGTTCTACAATTTCATCAACAGCTTTATTTGTGAATGAAACAAATGCAATTTTATTTGGATTTACACCTTGTTCAAACAATTGATTCAATTGATCTAATAAAAATGTTGTTTTACCTGATCCAGCTGTCCCAAATATTCTATGCACATAATTTTTTTTAAATAATTGATAAATATTTGTTTTATACATTATATCAATTCTTCCTCATCAGATTTATAAAATTCTGGAGATTGCATATACCAAACTCTTATTCTTTTATTCCCAATTTTTATTTGTTTTTGTTCAGCTTCCATATTTCTTAACCAATGCCACACTTCTTGTTCTGTATATGTAAATTTTTTATTTTTTAAATAAGAGAATAAATTAATTGATCTGAAATAAATTTTATCATCTTCTAAAAAAATGTTTCCGCTTAATAAATTTTCCTTTACAGTATTTGCAATCCCTCCTGTTAAAAATGAATCCAACAATTCTTTGAATTGCCCTTTGCGTGAAGCATCTTCAGGATCAACAACAATTTCACAATTAGTTAATAATTGTTCAATTCTTTCTAACCATGCTCCTTGTTTAAGAGGTTGAAAAATTTTATTTACTGAATTTAAAAGCTTTTTTTGTAATAATTTTTGATTTAATAATTCATCAGTAGTTAATTGAATTCGTTTACTTTGATATTCAGCATACCAACATACTGAATTATCAGCCGAAATGTATTTAGTTAAATTCTCAAAATTTAATTCTAAATTAGATCCAGTTCCAATTCCAAATTTTCTTTTTGCACATTCACTTTTATTACAATATTGACATATTGGATATTCTCCACATTTATAAAAATATTTTTTTCTATTAATAGATTTAAAAATATTTTCCATTTCAGTTCGATTTAAAGCAGGCGTAATTACTTGCCCATTAATTTCCATTAATTTTTCTTCCCAATTATCAGGATATTTATTTTTAAAATAAACTGCAAAATTGTATATCCCATTATTCCGACTTCCTTCTTCAATTCCAGAATTTACTAATATTTGCAAACAAGGAGGCGCATCATTGTAAGAATGATTAAGATTATCAATTTTAAAATCTTTTAATTCATCTTTAGATATTCGCATTGTATTTGCAAATTCAATAAATTGTTCAAAACTTAAAGGCTTATTTTTATTAATTGCATACCGAATTGTATCTTTATAATTGAAATATGGAATATTGATCCAATTTCCAATGTCTTGGCTGTTTATTCTATAACTTTGTTTTGGGAAAATTTCAGCAGTACCATAGCCAATTAAACTAGCCCATTCTTTTAATCTTGTGATTAATAATTGTGATTTTATTTCTTTTTGTGTAAAGCAATATAAATGCACTCCTTTACTTTTACTTTGACAAACAACTAATGGTAATGATAATTTATTAATTTTATCTTCCATTTCTTGTAAAGTGTGAATTAAAGGGGTTACAGGATGTTTTTTATCAATATCTATAACTCCAAATTTACAAGTATTATTTTTCTTTAATGGAATAATGCCTAAACTTGCTCCTGTTCCTTCAAGATGTTGTTTAATTATTTCATCTGAAATTGAAGCTTGAATAGTTTTAGCTCTTCCATTTAACTTTCCAACGTTATCTTCAATGAAATTATTATGTTGTCCATATGCCAATTCATAACCATCAAATAAAGATATAAATTTTTTCACTATATCCATAATAACTCCTTAATATTAATGATAAAGAACAATATGATTTAAAAAAATAGAAAGGTAGGGATTTGCACCCTACACTTTCTACCAAAAAGATCACTAATCCTTTTGTGATGAATTTTATACACTTACCAAGAGAGTTTTGGTATCATCATTAAGTTTCTATTTCCACACCATTAGTAGTTACTCAAATTTGTGGTGATCTCTCTAGATGTTTATTACATTAAATCATTATTATTTTCAGGAGTTTCTTTAACAATACTATTTGCATAATTTGCATATTGTATTTTTTCTTGTTTCATTGCATTTGACCATTCTTTTGACTTTTCATATATCATTTTTCCTATTGTAGGAATTGCCAAAGTATAACCTGCATAACTTATTTCATAATTGAAATAAGATTGTCCTTGTTTATTACTTTCAGGAATCGATGTAATTTTATAAATTGCTGCATATTCTGGAAATGGTTTACCTGATTTATCACAAAAACATCTCATTAAAGTGTTCCATTTTTTCATTTTTTTCACTGCACTTTTTTGAAATGAAAGGATAGCTTCAGAATATTTTTCACCTTCTAAATCAATAAAAACTCCATATACTTCATAAGTTTTTACAATTTCAGAATCTTTTGTTTGTCCAATTTTTGCACCTTTTTCATTTGTTTCAGCGTTATTATAAGCACTACTATCTTCACCAAAATGCTGAACCATTCCTCCACCTTGTTTTCTATCTAACCATTCAATGTATACAATTTTTCTTTTAACTGGAACAAAGAAAAATCCTTTATCCCCTTTAATTATTGAAGAATCCAGAGTATTCAGAAAATCTCCAGTTTCTGCTTTTTCATTGTATTCTGGACTTCCTTTTGATACTTCTGGAGATAATGCTTGAAGAAGTTTAATCCTAGGGAGTGCTAAATCTTCTTCAGCAGTATCATCCACATAATCCTCAGCATCTTTTTCCATTTGTGCCATCATTTCTTTGTCATTTGATGTAAATGCAACATCTTTCGTTTCTTTTTTTTGTAATTCTTTACTCATTTTTCTCTCCTTTTTATTATTTTATATCAACTATCGTTCCTGATTTGATATCGAAAGTATCAAAAGGAACAACTTTACCTTCACCTATTTGTTCTTTTAAAGTTGCTTTTAAAGTTGAATGATGAACGGATTCATCATGTTTACATAACACATCTAATTTTTGCAAATATAACAAAACTTCTTTTACCTTTTCTTTTTCCCCTTTATTAAAATTCGCAGTTAATTTATTCTTTATAATATCACCAACTCCATTTTCATTAAGCCATTTAAGAGCTTTTTCTTTCTTTTCAATTAATTGCTTTTGGATGAATGGATCTTTAGTTTTATTAATTTTTGTTTCCGTTGGAATAGTTGCGTTAAAATATTCTTTAACTATTACATTTTTACCATTAGATAATGTGATTTTTGAGCCTATCGCAAAGCCTTCATTTTCCATTAAATCAGCTAATTCTTGTGTTTTTATTTCATTAATACGTTCTTTTATTTTGTCTACTGCATGTTCATGATAGTTTAAATCATCAACTAATTTTGATAAATGTAAAGCTAATTCTTCAATTTTACCTTCAAACTTTGGTTGATTGGTTGATTCCATCTTTACTCACTTCCTTTTTTTCTTTTAATATTTGATCTTTAGCAACATTTAAACCATGCCACAAAAATATTTTTGCAACATTTTTCGACGACATATATGGATTCTGTTTATCAAAAGGCTTCCATATTTTTTTGAAATAATCATCAAAATTGATGTCTTTTTCTAATTCTTCCTGTGTTTTTTCTCCCATTAATCCTCCTTTGATATCTTTGGTAATGTATAACATTTTAGCCCAATCGCTTCCCACATCTTTATAAGAATGCTTGAATCGCAATTTTCAAATACTCCTTTAACATCATATAATGGTTGTATGGTATTTGAATATTCAATTGATTTGAAAGAAACTTCTGAAAAATTTTCTTGATATGCTTTTTTCATAATTAAAGCAAAATCATTAATTTCTTCAACTGTATATATATTCTCTTCAATCCATTCAATAGTTTCTTCTCTATATTCTTCTGATCTACTAGTTAAAAAAATAATTTGCATATCAATTTTACTACATATTAATGATTTTAATAAAAATGCTACATCTTCAAAAGTTTTACAATTTTCACAAGCCAAAGATTCATCAACTAATTCATCAAAAAATCCATCTAAATCAAAAATAAAGGCTGCTAATTTTTCTTTTATTTTCTTTTCAGATTTAAGAATAAAATCATTTCCTATAAATTTTCCATTTGAATAAGCTTCTTTTTTTATTAAAATTCCATCTTCATTATAATGCTCCCATACTCCTTCTATTTTCCCATTTTCATATTGACCCTTAATCCCTAATTCTGCATTTTGTTGATAACCTTCATGTTTTCCATGTTTGATTCCATTTTTATAAAATTGAATTCCATTAATTCCACCTTCATTATAAAATGAAACCCATCTGTCTTCTTTTTTATTTGTTATTTTATCTACAAATCCCATTTGTTTCATTCCACCATGTTCATACCTTTCTTGAATTAATTTTAAATTCATTATTCTTCCTCCTTTAAAATAGTAGATTTGATTTTTTTAAAATTTACATAATCATCAAATTTTAAACTATTTTTAATATCATTTTTTAAATCTTTAACTCTAGTTGCGACAGTTTCAAAATCACATTTTTTAATTTCAACCAAAATTTCAATTTTAACTTTTTCCATTTTAACTCCTCCTTACTTTATTCTTAAATATATTATACTAAATTTTCAAGATAAAGTCAAGGACTTTTTTTAATTTTTTTTATCACCTCTTCAGGTGTGATTTTCCTAATGTTTTCAATGAAAATATAGCGAAAGCCATCACAACTTCTTCCTTTTAAAATATAATAATCTCCAATTTTATTTTTATTTATGATATCTGATCCATATCTTTGAAATAATTCTCTGTTAATTCTTCCCAAAATATTATCAGTATCATCAGCAAATTTTAAATCTAAAAATTTTAAGCAACCATATTTGATTTTCTTTCCATTTCTTTTTTCAATATTTATAGCTTCATTTACATCTCTTAAATTTATTGCTGTTATTTTGCATAATACTCGGACTATTCCGCCACTCTCATCAATATCTTTCAACAATACATTTTTTTCTTTAAACCATAAATTCCAATTATTATAAAATCCAGAAAACTTTTCCCTGAATTCAAAAACATTGTCGTATGGCGTTTCAGCATTATAAAATATTTTTTTCTCCGCTACAGTTAATTCTTTATTGTTATTTCTTTTGTCAATTAATTTTCTAGCTTTAGTTGTACCCACTCCTTTTATATTTATAAATCCACCAATGATCATATTATCTTTAATACTCCAATCAACGCCTGATAAATCTTTATCAAATACTTTATATTTATAACCTTCATTATCTAATTCTTTTAATATTTGAATTGTTTGATCTTCTGATTTTGCATTTTTTAATGTAGCTAATGCGAACTGTAAAGGGTAATAAGCTTTCAAAACCATGCACCAATAACTAATCAATCCATACGCAACACTATGTGATTTGTTAAATGCCCATGATCCCATCGTATTTACATT